CAGTCTTCACCGACACCCGCTTGCCATCGACAATCGGCATGGCGGCGATACCCTCAGCCTGCCGCTGCTTGGTCTTCTTGCGCTCCTGCTCGGCAACAGCGCCGAGGACTTCAATCAGAATGTTGTTGACCATTTCCAGCACCCATGTCTGGTCTTTGAAGTCAATCAGCGTGGTCGGAATGTCGAGGATACGGACGATCACGCCCTTCTGTTTGAACCATTCCAGTTCTCGCTTCATTTCGTCCTTGTTGCGCCCAAAGCGGTCGAACTCCTTGACGATGACTTCATCACCTTCCTGCACAATGGCTTTCAGAGCGTTGTACTGAGGACGGTCGAAGCTGCTTCCCGTGATCTTGTCGCAGTACACATTCTCGTCAGGAATATCGAACTTCTCACGAGCGACCTTGAGCTGCCGAGCAAGGTTCTGTTCCTTGCTGGACACACGACCAAGGAAGTATTTCATTGAACACTCACCGCTTCCCACGACATTTTCTCCATGTTGTTAAGGTATCGAATGAAGTCATCGCCAAACTCATGACTTCCTGCAATCGCAAGATAAATGAGAAGTTTCAGGGATACGCTGTCATCTTGCCGATCGGGGTAAATGGTCAGATTTTCGTTTTTGAAGTGAACAATGCAGTTATTGTCCCCACACATTTTCAGGAAGGGATAGCACTCTCCCGCTCCGCCCTTGAACATGAAGACGGACGGAATGACCACGGTGCTGTCTTTCTTGATGACCTCGCCGTGAGGAACGAGCTTGTATGCGTCATTCAACTTCAAAACCTCCTTCCGGCAGACGGGTATTGGCAGGAACAACGATGACCTTGTAATCCATCGCTCTGAGCATAGTGGTCAGCAGGGACACGGGAATGTCCTTGACGTTTTTGTTGTTCAGACGCTCCCAAATCGTAGCGTTAGAGACATTGAGTCTTTTTGCGAGTTCAGCGTTGGAAAGAGACTTGGAAGCCATGATCTCTTTCAGGATTTCTCGACCTCTCATGTTTATCACCTCGGCTTTATTATACATATCAAGTGTTTTATTGTCAAGCGTTTTCTTGAAATTGATCTTTTTATTTTTTGCGGGTATTTTTCAGCTTACCCCGCCCTCGCTGCCGCTGGCATATCCCCCGCCCCCGTCATCCGTTCACGCCGCCCAAATCAGGCCGGAAAGCGCAAAAAATAACCGCCCCGGAATAGCACCGGGGCGGCGTTCAATTATTCAATTTTAATATTTCAATCAGGATTTGAACCGGCAGCAAAAGCAACAAAAGAATTAAATACACACTTTCACCGCCTTTCAACCCACGCACCCCCCCCAAACAAAAGCGGAATTATATTTCCGGCCTTTATAGGGCTTTACCGTGATATTACAAAAGCAATTTGCAACCCCTTGCGCCCATGTTTCATAGCGTATAAACGCTTGCACCGTATCCGGGGATACAAGATAGCAGCTTGCGCCGCCGTGCTTTTTCCTTGCGTATATCATACTTTACACCCCCGTTAAAATACCGTCTCAACAACGGTTAAAATTGTTATCCATAGATCAATATATTGTGTGCTGTATCCGGTATAATCGCCCTTGTCAAACTCTGTTTTGCCCGTGATAACATAGCCAACTTGTTTTACGCCCCCGTTTGATAGATCAACGAACATTTCTGACTTGTTTTTAATGGCATTTTTGGAAATGGTAATGTAATGCTTTTCTTCCACCCGTTCCCGGTAAATTTCAAGCGCATTTTTCACGCTATCCGCATCTATGCGCATATCCGAAACAATACCGCCGTCAATGTACCACTTTTTATTGTTGTATTCTTTCATTGTTGCCGTTGTTTTGAAAATGTAATTCATAATTAAACCCCCATTCTGATACATTCATCAAGCGGAAATCTATACCCATACACCCGGAAAAAAGCCGCCCCTTTCCGGGTATACTGTATCTTGCACCGGTGGAACGCTTTACCACCGCCCCACGCCTCGGAAATACAGTAAACATAATCGTTAATGCCGTATTCAATACCCTTGATTTCAAGCCCATTCAAGCCGCTATAATATGCAATGCTTTCCCGGCTTTCACAATATTCCCGTTTATTCATGATTGCAAACCCCCTTTATAAAATCCCTTGCAAGGCTTTTCAGGCTTTCCCGCTGTTGTTCATAGGAAAGGCTATAATCATAGCGGATTTTTTCGGCTTGCGTTTCGTACCGTTCCCGCAATTCATAAGACGGGCGAATATTTCCGAATGGGGCATAACCTGTTACAATAGCAACCCCGCCGCCCATATCGTAAATATCAGCTGCCCACCCCTCACGGCGTACCGTGTACGCAATGGGAATTTCATAATTCAAAAGGTTTTGTAAACCGCAATAGGGAATACAAATAATTTTATTGTAATTCGCCCGGATTTCCTTTTGTGTTGTCTTGAATTTCATTTATTACACCCCTTTCAATAATTCACACTGTTAGCGGAACGGCGGCTGTACATAGCTTTCAAACTTTCGGCGGGGGTCATATCCGCCGCTTTCGGCTTTTCCGTTTCTACCGGCTGCATATCCCACCACGCTTTCCCGCCGCCGTTCATATCATAGAAAGAAAGAAAACTATTTACATGGCGCATTGTAGTAGCAGAATAACCGCCCCACATACGAACGAACCGCCCCGCCGCCGTGATACGACAAACAAAAGTATTATAGGACTGCAAAACTTTTTCGCCGTTTTCCGTTTCAATAACTTTTGCTTTTCCGTTAAAACTTTTTGCCCGGTCATAACCACAAACGGGTAAATCAAAAATCTTTTTCATAATATAAGCCCCTTTCAAACTTGAATTTGATTATCAAGTGTTTTATTGACGATTAGAGTATATCAAGTGTTTTATTGATTGTCAAGTGTTTTATTGATGTTTTATCAAGTTTTTTATTGACGCTTGCAACCGTCTGAAAAACTACACTTTTTTGCACTATACATTATAAAGGGCAAAAATACCGCCCCGATCAGGCCGGAACCCCGGCAGCGCCCACGCCGCCCCGGTGGAACCCGCCGCCGATCAGCCGGGAAAGAAAAAGCCGCCGACCCCGGAGCGGGAGATCGGCAGCTCTGTCAAAGTCGCAGACCCTCGCCGGAAAGTCGCAAAGTCGCTCGGGCGAAAGTCGTGAAAGTCGTAGGAAAGTCGCAAAGTCGCTCGGCATAGTCGTAAGCCATAGTCGTGAAAGTCGCTCAGTCCTCCGGGTCATAGTCGCTGGACGCACCCACCACATCTTCGAGATACTTTTTCTCCAAGTCCTCGGCGGGAACCTGATCTCCGAGCTGCTGGTTGGGTGTCAACACGACCTCCTGCTTGTCCGCATAGCCGAAATGGTTCTTCATGAGGAAGATCGCTGTGACAGGGTTGACCTTTCCGTTCTGTGCGTAATCTTCCATTTGTGCGTTCAAAAATTGATACGCTTTTTTTATAAGGTCACGGCTTGCGGGGGGTAAATAGTCGCTGTCGATACCATTAGCCCATGCCCACAATGTTTTCCTGTGTACTCCGAAAGCCAATGCCATTCCTGCCACACTGGGCTTCATATCGTCCTCAGCACAGATTTCAAGATACTGACCAATGCGTTCCTTAACCTGTGCAGGCTCCTTCATGTCAGGTGTCTCCCAATCCCACATTCTCAACGAGTGGGCAATATACTTTCGATTTTCACCCGGCTCCATGTGAACGCTCAGAGCGTCAGTTCTGTCAGGCCGCTTATTGCCACCAGTACCCTTCGGTCTGCCCCGACCACGCTTTTCTACAATTTCATCTGCCATAGTTGTTTTCTCCTTTCAAAATCGTCAAGGTGATAAAGGTGAGTAATCGGGTGCATTTCCCTATAACTATTTCTATATACGCGCGTATAAGAGAGAGTTATAGGCATTTATGCCTGATTACTCACCTAACTCACCTAAAATACAAAAAACAATTTTTCAAAACACGCCAATTTGAAAAAAGTCTTTGCAAAAACACTCACCTTTATCACCTTTATCACCTAACTACCAGTCAGCGTTGATAACCACCTTGTTTCCGTGGGCGAGTGCTTCCGTCACAATCCACTCCACGCCGTCCCAGTTGTAGACCTCTTTCTTCACGGCGTAGTCTGCAAGCTGCTTTGCCTGCTCGTTGTCAAGAACCATGTCCTTGCCGTACCAGTTGTTCTCCTTGGTTCGCTTCTCGTAAGGAACATAGTAGCCGAGCTTTTCCAGAAAGTCGTACCAGAGCCGACCACCGCTGTCGGTGCTGGAAACATCTACCGTATTGACGACCTCACCACAATGAGGGCAGCGGACATCTTTGCGTTCCATGATCGTAATATCAAGACTCACTTTCCAACACCTCCTGAGCCATCTTCGCCAGCTCGACCAAATCATAGAACCGCCGAGGGTCTAACCCGGTCTGCTGCTTCACCTTGTTCAAGTGATAGAGAACCGTGTTTCTGTGTGTGAAAATAGCACGAGCAACATCGGTGACATTCATGTTATGATTTGCCATCGCTATGACAATGTGAGCGTCTTCCTTATTCACGGTCGATCTCCTTTCGCAGCTCGTCATAGAGTTCCGAAAAGCGGCGGTTCCAGTGGCGCAGTCGCCAGAGGAATAGACAGCCTACAACAATCCATTCAACGGCGGCGATAGTTGTCAGAATGTCACTCATGTCCTATGCTCCTTTCTCGCAAAGCGGTTGAGCAACACGCTTACGGTGAGCTGACCAATCCTGTTCACATAGGGGCAGTTGAAGCGGTCAGGGTGAGGAACGCTGTTGCCGAGGTCGATGACCAGATCACGGGTGTTGTAGGAAATGTCTTTCGTGATAGTCGGCGTGGCGTAGATCACCACATCACGGTTCATCGTGGCCTGCAAGAGACTCTTGGTTTTGGAGTGCGCCACCGTCACCGTTGCGTTACCGAGGGTGAGGTACTTTGCCAAGTTCTGAACGGCATGACCCCGGCCTACAATGGTAATGTCCTTAGCATGAACCAAGTCCAATGCCAGCAGGAGCGCCAAAGTCGCCTGAGACACCGATGACATTCCCTGTGAGTAGGAGTGGTCAATGTCAACCTCGGCGGTGAGCTTAATGTCAGACGGGACGGTTTCTCTGTCTACCACCACGGCCTTGTACGGAGGGCATGGGTACTGAGTGAGGTCACAGTCAATGCCTAACAGGTCAGCCTTGCGCTTGACCGCTTTCAGAAATACGCTCTCATAGGAACCCAGCAACAGCAGTTTGCCGGTAGGGTGAAAGCGGGTGGTTTCCTCGTCCAAGGTGGCAGAAAGCGTTTTGATTTGCTCCATTACATCATTCATAATGCTTCTCCTTTCTTTCAAAGTCATGGAGGGAGATCATCTTTTCACGGGTGAGTTTGTCAACCACTCGACCGATCTCAGAGTAGCCGCAGACCGCCGCCAGCCGTTCAAGGTTGCCCTTGGTCTGTGCTGTGACCACGATGGAAATGCGGCGGAGGTTCTTTTTCTCAGTCTTCATCGCTGTCCTCCTTGTTGCCGTGAATGGAAGCAGAGATGAACGACTGCACCAGCACAAAGACTTCTTCTTTGGTCGCACCAGCATTGAGTAAAGCCCTGTAAAAATTCAGAGACATTTCAGCC